TAAAAAAAACAAAAAACACAAAAAAAGAAATAAATAAATTGAGTAAGTGAATATAATGAAATTGTAAAATAATGTATATATTGAAACTCTTTATTTTTTTTGTTGTGTTTTTTGTGTTTTTTGTGTTTTCTGTGTTTAGGTTCTCGGAGCTCTACTAGCAGGAGGAGGCATCGAGTTAGACTTCAATCTCCCTGTATCTTTATCTCTAGTAGGGGTTACACTTCTCATGCGAACAGGAGTATTCATATATCTTGGAGCATCTCTTCTATCATCTCCTGAAGGTGAATCAGCTGGAGTAGTTGCTCCACCCCTTCTTCTTGCCCTTACCCTTATCTGGTTCTCTCTTCTTCTATCAGCGGCATTTCCCCTCAACCTACCAGAACTCCTTCGTCCCAAACTTTCTTCTCTTGCAGATTTCATCTCCTCTTTGTTTCTTCTTCTGGTTGGTTCTGATTTACTTTCTTTAGTTTCACCTGTTGATTTTTTGTCTTCAAGATATGGAGAAAAAGCATCTCTTGGAGCTCTACTTCTTCCTCTTTCTACTTCTGGAAATCCATCAACTGTAGGTATTGTTTGCGATCTTTCTACACTTACCATTTCATTTAATCTACCAGCTTGACTGAAAGGCACTCCTGTAAATTCTCCCATCGGGTCTGATAGGGTTACACCATCTTGGGTTAAAGTTTCACTGAATAAATAAGCCATCTGTTCTATCATTTGAACTCTTGGCATACTTACTTGAGAATTAGGTTGTTCTCTCACAAATGTGCCAGGATTTTCAGGGTCTTCATAAAATCTCAATATAGCTGATGAAATCTCAGCTAAAGACTGTGCTCCTGCTCCTGCTATTTGAAAAGTTGCCACAGCTGAATTCGAATTAAAATCAGCATTCAAAGCCACTAATTCACCATCATCATTCAAAGTAGTTCTATTAATTAATTCTGTTAATTTTTCTGTTCCAGATACTCCAGGATCTTCATAAAATTCAAATACTTTCTCTAATCCTCCCATCTCATCAATTGTATTCAATACATATCTAATCATTCTGTCTCCAACTTCATCATTGCCGTTTCCTTCTGGAACACTTGTGTAAGCTTCAGGCTGTAGTTGTCCTCCACTATAAACTAAATCTAATGGATATGTTTGTAAAATTTGTTGGACTAAGAAAGAGACAATATCTGCCTCGGCAGGATCAACGCCTAAAGCTGGTGCTATCCGAGTATTAAATGCTTGAACTTTAGATGTAAAACTTCCAGTTTGAAGTCCTGCTTGAAGTTCTCCTAATCCTGGAGCAGGTTGATTAGCAATAATATCAGCATCTACTACCTGTCTATTTATTACTCCACCTCCACCTCCGTGTCCCTTAATCCCTCCACTTTTTTCACCTGATGTCCCTCCTTCTCCTGTATTACCACCTCCTCTACTAGTATTATTAATAACCTGTTGTAATAGTTCATCTTCTCTACTTTCTGGTGCTTCTATATTTAAAGGCACTCCCATAACATCTGTTTGTGGAGCAGGAATAACTATATCCCTTTCTATTTTATATACAATAGTTGAATTATTACTGCATTTCTGTAACCTTCCTGTGATTGGGTCTCTAAAAGCAGTGTTAATTAATGAAAGATTTCTATCTTGATTTACCGTGTGAGTAAAACAAGAGCCATAACCGTATATAAAACTACTTGCTTGATAATTTTTCATCAAATAAAATAGAACATTTTGTTGGGTTCTACCAGACCTCCAATTAGTCTGACAAATGTCACTTTCAATTAGAAGAAAGGGTGAAGTTGATAAAATTGGTGGTGAAGTGGCTGTTAATGCTTGATTTGCTACATCAATACTCACACTTTCATTATTCAAAAATCCATTAGAATACATTGGCACACCGTTGATTTGGTCTGCTACTGCTGCTGAAGTATCTATAAAATTAAAGTATGTATTCAAAGCAGGCATGATAGAGTTATCAATAGCATTACATAAAATGAGAGGTCGTGATGCCTTTGAAATTAAAGCAGGCTGTGTAGTATTATATGTGTTAGGATTAAATCTATTTTTCTGTTTTCCATAAGCTGGTAATAATTCTCGATGAGATTGAAAACCTAATCTAGAAAATAAAGAACCCGTCCAATTTGATTCTGAAGCCTCAATACAACCTTCTATTATTTTAGCTCTATTTTCTTCTGTTCTGCTCCAATAATTTCCATTAGATGCGAGGTCATTATTCCAGTATGAAGATAAATTAATTGTTGCGGGAGGCTCATAGGTTTCAGGGCACAAAAATATATTATAAATTCCTACTGACGAAATTTCAGCTCGGATACCTGAATTAGATACTGGTTCGCATTTCAATGGGTCAGAAATATCTTCTGTAACAGTGTTTCTACTATAAACTGCATCTTCTGATTGACTATTAATAATTGCTGCCTTAGTCCCTACCGATGCCGCTGAAGTTTTCGCTGCTGTCCCCTCAGCGTATGGAATAGATTTTACATTTAAAATATTATCATCTTGAAGTTGAATAAATTCACATCTACCTTTATTGGCATCATATTGAAAAGTAGGTTTAGTTGCTCCAGTCCAAACATAATTAACTTTATTAGGTTCTAATCCTAAATTAGGCTCAATTGGGTCTCCTTTAGTAGCTGTGCCAGGTGGCGTATAAATTTCTATTTTAATCGAACCAAATGCTGGAAAAGCAGTGTTCGTGTAACCTATTTGCTTACTACCTGGTTGCCCGTCATAGGAAGCAATGGTAGAAGTTGGCTGGTTCGGATCAGGAACTGGAGCTGTGCCAAAAACAGGAAAACCTCTCCAGGCTGGAAATCCATTCACAGCATTATAGGGAGCGGGAGATGTGAGTAACCAAGGGTCAGTTGTAGTATTTTGTGCCGCATTTAATTGAAATCCCGCGAACCTAACAGCTCCAGGACTATAAGCTCCAGGTAAATCAGTAAATGCTGAATCTCCTGAAATCCATTGATAACCCAATACAGCAGCAGCTTGTAAATTACTACTTTGCTCCCAAGTCCCTGTAATAGTTCCAAGACCTGAACCGACACCCATATCACTATATGTAACCCTATATTTTACCTTACCATTACTTTGTATCCAAGGCGAAGTTTGTCTATCAATCGAAAAATCATAAATATTATCCGCAAAAGCAGGAGTAGTCGAAGGAGTAGTATAAGCCAATGTGCCTGGAGCTGCTGGAAGAGTGTTTGAAAAATTATCAACCCCCCTTATAAAACCAATTGTTTCCCACTTTTCAGGAGTAACTACCGTAGCTGTAAGAGCAGTTGATCTTTTAACTTGATCGTTATTCATTGGTATGATAGCATGATTATCATAAAAAGAATTTGAAATTCCTATTTGATTTCCCCAAACTAAACATCCCATATTTATGGTAGATATTTGTGAATAATCGGGATTATATTCTGTCCCTACTGCTATAGCACAAAATACTCTCAAAACCTCCACCATACTATTACTGGCTAAATCGTATTCTTGACACGCTCTGTAGTAAGGGTAAAATCCTAAATCTAATTCTTGCATGAATGCTGTATTTACTTTTTCTTCTGTGGTATTAGCTGCTAAAAACTCTTTGTTATGACTGTCAGGTGGTAAGGCACTTGCCAAATATATAGGGTTACCTCTGTAGTTTTTCATCGTCTTTAAAAACTTTGGATTAAATCTTGATTTCATTTTAATTCTTCCTAATTGTTTCATCATTCTATATTTTAATTCATAATCTTGATTACCAGTAGCACTAACTCCTGCGAAAATTTCGTGTGAGGTTGTAGGACAAATTACTGTTCTACCTGGTGTCGGAGTATTAAAATTACTTGTTGTAACTCCATAAGCCGAATTAGTAGCAGTAACGGCAACGGCTTCTGGTTCAGGATTAGCAAGCCAATCATAAAAAGCAGGTCTATTTCCTGAATATCTTGCCTCATAACTTCCAGTTGCTCCAGTATCAGGATAAACATTAGGAGGGTGGTAAGTTGGTTGTCCTACCATTGTTCTCAATTGAGCGGTGCTTCTATCATCAGTCATACCTATGTCACCATCAAATATCCAATTATCTTGATCCTGCAACTGATCTTTATATGTAGTAGGAGCACTATCAGTAATATTAAAATAAGTTTCATACCTTCTCATTTGCTTGGCTAAAGCAGCCCAAGTCCCGTCGTCATCATCTTCAAGAGGAAATTCTATATTAGTATAAATTAATTGATTTTCGAAAAGAATTGTAGTGTCTAACGGTTTAGGTGTTTGATTCGGAAAATTTGATAAATATTGAAGATACTCATTCGTTCCTGCTGGATATGGAAAATTTACAGTTTTATAGAGAAATTGTGTATTCATTATTATTGCTTTACCTACTTGCCTCAATGATTTCAGAGCATTGTCACCTGTTAAATTATTAAGGGGATGGACTGGAAGATTAGCCCACCTGTCTCCCAATAAATATTTATATAAATCAGCTGTTGCCATATTTCCATAAAAAGGATTCGCCCAACCGTTAAATCCATTAATTTGCATTAAATCATATTCTCCCGCCACCGCTGGCACAGAAGGTAGTTCACTAGTTTCAATTTCTCTCAAATATGTATTCTTTTTAATATTATCTAATTCAGCTTGTGTAGCTTTTTCACTCGGTGAGGTAGAGGTGAAAGATGGCACTCCTCCAACAAATCCTCCATATTGTTTTCCGTAGTTACATGCTAATTGATCTCGTCCGCTAGTTCCATTAGCAGGATTAATTTTTACTGTTCCTCCACTTTTAATAGGGATTACATCTGTCACCCAATTTCTAAATTGTGCGTTAATCGATTGTTTCATTATTGTATCTTGACTATTTGCAGTCACAAATTTATCGTAAAATCCTGTCTTATTATAATATGGCACTACATTACTTGCCACTTTTCTTCCATCTGGATTTTCTATAGAACTCAATAAAATGCTGTTTGTTTGAGGTGTTGTATTTCCTATTCCTGTTAATGATTCTTGTAACCTTTCATTAATTATAGCAGTTAAACTATTAACATCTTGTAGTAACTCTTTAATAGTTACATAAACAAAGGCAGTCATTGGTTCAGCTTTAGGCATTTTCTCACCATTCATACCTAATCTACCTGCCCCAAAATGGTCGTTTCTCATAAAAATATAAGGATCATTATTGTTTTCTTCAACTATATTAGCATTTCTGTAACCGAAACTGGCTCCTACAGGTAAATCTCCTCCATATTCACCCGCTGTTGTTGTGTAGAGTTTAGTTGCAGCTCCTGAAACTAATGTAGGGTCGTATTCAGTATCAGGGTAATGATTAAAATTTGGATTTTGATCTGTTTGAGGTATTCTCGTGTTTCTAGCATAAAGAAAATGACCGTTATTTCCTCTATGATAGCCATTAGGCTTAAAAGTTCTCCCTGTAGCTCCTACAGCAGGACTGTCAAAAGGCACACTATCCATATTAAGATTATCATAATTAATTAATCCCTCTTGAGAAGAACCTGCCTTTACGTTAAATTTACAAAAAGGGTTACCAGCTGTATCTAAATATAAATCTCCTACATAGACAGCACATCTTGCTCCTCCATACCAATCCTGACCTGGAGCTCCAGTCCCTCCTCCTTGTCTTGTAAAATATCCAGGATATACTGTGCCATTTGCTTTATTAGATGTATTAAAATATACTTCAAGAACACCTATACCGAAAGCTGGATTAGCACCTACTCCGTATTGACCTTTTAAAGATTCAATTTGACCCGCCCAATAGCAACCAAAATTACCAGTATCACCAGGATCTTCATCTGAAATAAATACATGATTACCTGGATAAAAATTATTTTGAACGTGAGTGCCAGTTCTACCCTTCAAGACACCATTTACAAAATCCGTATAAAGTCTTGGAGTAAATGGCACTGCACCAACTGGTTGAGCCGCTCCTTGAGTTTCAGCAAAAGGTAAAATTCTAATTGCTTCTAATCTTCCTTCCACACCAAAATCCGCTAAACTTGTGCCAGGTGGCAACCATCCTCCATTCTCTGTTTTATATTGATAAGTCCCAAAAGCTCCCCCTCTCGGAGCTCCAACTATCGGAGGTTGTGGAGTTGTCCCACCTGGTAATTGATTGACTAAAGGAACAGGAATGCCTCCTACCCCAAGTCCTGGATAAACATATCCATCTCCAGCATTTATTTCTCTATAATTATTAATTTGGTTTGTCAGCTGTTGAGTTGGTATTCTTGGATTTAAATTAAAAGGCATTACTAAATTATCATAATCTGCTGTTTTATTAGCCTGGTAACCCCTGCCATTTATCCCTCCTTTAGGGTGAATTAATGGTAACCCGACGCTATAAGTATTATTATTATTCAGAGTAAAAAATACTTCTATTAATACCTTTGTATCACAATAAGCTTTAGTTTCTCCATTAACTACAACGTTTTGACCTGAAAACTCTATAGTAGGAGCACCCGTTCCAGATCCTCGAATGTTAGCACATACCATCTCCACCGATATACGGTCACCACGCTTGAGACCAAATTCTGTTTCATTAGACCACGACCCGTTTGTATTAATATCATCGTCAATATTGATTTTAGAATTTTCTCTAGAACATTCAATTAAATATGTATTGGTTCCTTGAAAGCTTGCCATTTAATATATAGAAAGATTATTATTTTGTAATCCAACTTCCGCTTGGGTAGGAAATAAAATCCTCGTCCCCTTCTAAATTCATTCTATTAGGATGAGTTGTTGAATTATTCACTTTATATCCACCTTTTTTTATCAAATTCTTCTTCATAAATCTTGTCAAAGAACGTGGCCCACTAGTCTGTAGTACATAACGGATCTTCCATGTTTCATAAACTTTAATTTCATTTTTTTCTAAGATTTGACTTTTGACATAATCTAAATAATCTAAACATATTTTCTGCCCTTTTTCTGCCTGTAAAACTTCCATATTAAACATTACTCTACCTTTATTGTGATATACTGAGACAGCCCAATCGAAATCTTTTATTAAGGATATTGGTTCGATATCCATATCAGCATACAGCCCTCCCTCATGATGTAAAATTAAATACCTAATAATATCGACTTGCATTATAGGATATCTAACGGATTTATACATCTCTAAATATTGTGGATATAGTTCGATTAAATCATCGCACATTTTTTTATTCCATAATTTATATTCATAATCATTGTTTTCACAATAGATTACCATTTTTTTAGAACAATCTTTAAATAATTCTGGCATCTCCGTAGAAAATAATCCAAATACTTGATGAACCTTCATATATTATTAAAATAGATTTTTATTTTAATAAAATAACTGTTCTCTTATTGACCTGACATAAAAATATTTCCACTTTTAATCATCATCATTCGCTCACATTCAGCCCAGTAAAGAACTCTTAGCTGAGATAGTTCGGTAGCAACTCTGTCTCTTGTTAGGGATACAATAACTGGCTGACGTCCAACTTGGATACCGTTTCCTACATAGTTCTCATTTGCGTTTTTACTGAGATTAACTCCAAGATAATTTAAACTAAAATTTAATTCAGAATTTATATTACCTTGGGTAAATTGATTTTCATTAAAAGCTGCGTCTTGTCTCACTACAGGATAGGCACCAGCTCCAGTTGTTTGACCGTCAGAACTATAAAGACCTCTATTAACTTTTAAAGGTGAATCATGAACTTGAGATAGTTCATTGTAAAGTTTCGCTGTAGTATTTAAAGGACTAGGAAAGATATTCTCATTATTAATTGAAAGTTGAAGAACCGTTTGGTCGTTGGAACCTTTAGATAAATAATTACCTAAAATTCTATTAGAAGGTTGAGAAGGATCTGCTCCTGATTGTGGAGTAGGAGGTGTAGCTATCAAAATGTTTCGAACAATTTGATGATCGAGACCTAATCTAGTAACTAATAATTCTGATGTTTTGCCGCCTGCTGGAGGGGCTGCTGCGGGCATTGTAGAAAAAACGGATACATAATCAGTCATTACTAAGTTAGCTCCTTTTTCTAATTCTTCTTGAATACGTTTCATAGGGGATGGAACTCCAGCAATATCTTCATAGTAAATTAAATCCGTTGATAATTTAAGGGAAGCTTGTTGAATTAGATTACCTGGAGAATTAGCAGCAATATTAGTAGCCGAACCATCTTTTCCTCTAAAAGGCAATAAGGCTGCTGAACCCGCATTAGTTCTAACGGCAACGGCTCTATTACCCGCTACATCTGGTGAAAAGTGGAATACAAATCTAACCCGTTCTTTAAGTGCGAAAAGTGGAAGAGGAATTTGAGAAAGAACTGGAAAGATATCTTTTAATTTGATACAGAAGAAAGGGGTATTTGCGTTTCCAGTAGTTCTAAAATGCTGAAGTTTATTTGATTGTTGTGGTGCTGTTTGAACTAATCCAATAACACCTTGACTAGCTGTGCCAGTTGAAGGATTAGTAGTATTAATAGTATTTAATGCGAACTGTCCCCAACCATTAGTAACAGGAGCTCCTCCTGAAGCTCCTCCATCAACTGTTTTCAATCCTGAGAATGCTCCAAGATAAACATTATGAGTTTGGTCTCTAATGTCTTGGTCGACGAAAAGATTTTTAAGTTGCATCAAATGTGGCAATTCTTCAACAGAACTAATCAAAGTTGTGCCAAAAAATAATTCTGCTCTTTCTATACACCCGAGAATTCCTGCCATTAGTGGCAAATCCATTCTATCATTTGCTGTTGCCTCATCAGTTTGTAGCTGAATTTGTAAAGCCACATCACTAGATAAAATACCTTCTTGTGGTAATTCAAATGTAGCTTGAGATTGTGAGAAGGATCGTGGTTCTATTAGGCGGGTTTCAACTCTTTGCGACTGACTTTCAGCCGCTGAAATTCCTACCATTCTTGCTAAATCTGCTCGTCGTTTCATTTATATATAGTCCTTATATTTTATTTTAAAAATTCTACTTTTAAAATAAAACACTTTTTTTACTAATAATTATAGTAATCATAATATGTTTCTAATGCTTTTTTTTGTTTCTTCGATTTTCCATACATTTTAATTGTTGGGACATCATCAACATTTTCCACTATTGTTCTAGCAAAATTTAGGAATTTATGCTTTGGTATAGGGCTCATAGAATTAGGGGTTATGGTTTGAGTTTGATTTTTGTCTCTCCAGAACATACTACTGATAGCTCCCATTTGATATAGAGAAAGAAAAAAATTTGATTTCAAATACTTTTTAATTCTTATAAAATTGAAGTAAATCAAATCAAATAAAATATCAACATATATAATAATGAACTCAACAACAGCACACCAAATTTCACAAAGAGCCACCCCGAGAGATGTCTTCATCACACCTCCTGCTCTTGCCTTAACGGCTATTAATATGTGTCAAGAAAGTCTGCCTTCAATTCAATTTCAACATGACTTTAATTACTGGTATGACCCTTTCAGAAATTCAGCAGAAGGTAGCTATTACAGTCAGTTTCCTGAAGGTGAAGCCAGTTGTTGGGCTGAGATTACAGAAGGCAGAGATTTCTTCACTCACGAACCAGTTGGAGATATGATGCCGGCTCGATTAATCATCTGCTCGAACCCACCTTATTCGATGCTCGATGCTGTAATTCGAAGATGTATTGCCCTTAACCCTATTGCGATTAATCTACTTTTAGGGGTAAATAATTTAACTCCCAGAAGAATGGAATGGCTTGAGGCAGCAGGTTACAGATTGTCAAATCTTCACATGTGTAAAGTTTATAGCTGGTTCGGAATGTCGTTTATTTGTAACTGGGTTCGAGACGGAGGTGACGCTTGTTTAGGTTATGACCGTGTTGTCTGGAGACAAGGCACTCCTTTCAATGCTCCATTAATTAACAATTGAAACAAGTCCATTATTATCATAATTAATCACACTTCTGTATAGAAAAAATGTATAACTACTCATAGGACTGTAACCATTCAATTTTGAAATCAACCTAATAGAATAACTTGTATTTTTAAAGTTGGCTGTATTTCCAACTCCCAACATATCTCCAACTCTAATTCCTACACCATATACATTCTGGAAGTAATTTGCGGTTCCATTAATTGGAGGAGCTTGATTTGTTAGTGAATTGTGTTGAGAATCATTATTTGCCGTAGCAAAAGCCTCAGAATTTTGACCTGCTAATTGGTCGGTTGCCGCTGATGTTCTCGGTCTAATTGCCATAGCATAGTAATACTGACGTTGAGCGTCATAGGCTGAACTCGCATACTCTCCCCCTAAAGGTGTTGGTATAATTTGATTTCTTCTAATCACTTCATTTTCATCTACTTGAAACTGTAACGGATATAAGACACCTCCTCGCATAAAACTTATTTTTGTTATAGGGGCAATCTCATCATAAATTACAGAAGTTGGAGATGATTTATTTAAAAGTGGAGTTGTTTTCATACTATCTTGTCCGTAATTTGCTATATGTGTAGTAGGGACGTAATTTGTAAATGTAGAAACTACAGCACTCAAAGCTGGATTAATTTGAGTAGTTTGATCGTTATTATTAATTACACCATAAAAAGAACTAAATCCACTAAATGGATATGAACTAATTGCTGGTAACTTTCCTCCCATCGGCATAGCGTATTCACCCATAAGAGCTACGTTACTAATTTCGTAGAAAGAATTAGCAGTAACGCCTGAGGTTCCAAATAAAGCTTGTATGCTACTCTGAAGCGAAAATTTCAAATTTAAACCACCGATACCATTATCCATTGACAATGGGATGTCAGCACCTTGGAGAAAAATCCCTGCCATTATAGGCATAGCTAAACTCATTTTTTTATTACAATATCTACCTTGAACTTGCTCGTTTGAAGAAACACCAAACTCATTTGATAAATAAGTAGTATATTCATTCCATCCAGAACCTGAAGGTAGTAACGAACTTAAAAGCCTACCATAATGGCGAATTGTTTCTAAATTTTGATTCATAGCATTGTTGATTTCAAGTTGAGAAAATAGCGAAGCAACGCCTACTCTGGAGTTAAGGCGAACTTCACGTAGAGCGACACCATCCTGGTTGTTATTATTCGGGGGGGCTCCGGCGGCATCCTTAAGGACTACATCAAAGCACAATTTTAAATTTTTGGATCTCACATAGTATTCATTAGGAGCTATAGAAAATGTAATGATTGGGTTACCATTACGGTAACTATATGTATTGGCACCACTTGTTTGATTGTCTGGAGCGATTTCAAATTTACGGACTGCAGCTATATTAGACATTATATATATTATCCTTTTAAAAAAAAAGGGCGGTAACCCCAATTTTTAAATATAATTTTGTTTATTTCAACCAGACAATATCTCGGGGAAGGTTCATTTTATAACAGTAGTAAAAGCAATCAAAATTACAGCAATCTTTCCAGTTTTCAGGTTCTTTCCATTCTTCAGTTTCTTCGTTCCATAATAATTTTTTAAAATGTATTCTTTTTCTAGGTATAATAATTTGAATAGGGTTTTCTGCATCTTCAAATAATTTCCTAAAATATTGAGTGCAAATCTTTGAAGCTGGTAAAATCATTATAAAAGGCACTTCTGCCTTTTTAATAGCAGTTAAAACCTCTTTACTTTTACTGAAAGGTGGATTTGTTACAATACATGTGTTGTGAAGAAAGTCCAGTGGTTGATAATAACAGTATTTATTGCCATATGAATCTTCTCCTTGTGTAGGTGGTTGTTGATTTTTAATTACTTCAAAGAAATCTTCATCGTTGTGAATAACTGAACTATTAGGTTTAAGCTCCTGAAGAATGTTACCTGAAGAACCGTCTCCATAAAAAGGATCCCATAATATTTTATTACCGGGTATGTATTCTTTAATAGCCTCCCAGGCACTTTTCGGTGTCATGTAGTCATCGTGTTTCTGAAATGTTTTTGTTTGAAATCCTGCCATTATATATATATATGTTTTTATTGTTTATTAATAATTTAATTTATTTCAATTTTTCAATCAAATTTTTTTTATTTTTCAGAGGGAGGGCAGCCAGTCGCATAGCTTGCCATCTCTGGCAACTGAGAGCGTAAAATCTTTGGTGGGTTGATTTTGGACTGTTGATTTAGAATATAATCCTGTAACTTTTTAATTTCAGCTAAATGTTCCTTCTCCATTTTCTCAACTATCGTAAATACTATGTCTTGTATCATAGGTGAAACACAACTAGCTAACCCGTGTTTAGCCATAGCTTCTTTATAGAGATCATCTGCTTTTGTCATTATGTAATATTCCATTATTTTATTTATTAATATTATTTATAAATAGAATAATTATAAAAAAGTTTCAAATTTTTTTTTTAAATCATCGAAACTTTTCCAGTAGGTGGAGCTAGCTTCGGGTTTCGTTTTTTTTTCATTCTCTTTCTTCTCTTCTTTTTACTAGAAGCGTGTTGAGCCATTGCATTGTCAAAGTCAGAGCCTCCAGTAGGTTTAACTACTGAGAACTTCTTTCCATCTTTCTTGCGGACACCTTTTCTTACTTTTGTTTTTGCCACTTTCTTTTCAATTTTTGCCACCTCCTTTTTTACTTCGCTAAATAAATGAGGAAATAGACTTTTGTTTTTAATAATTAAATCTATAATATCAGCCTTTTTCATTTTACTATATCCTTTTAATAGTTTATTGTGTGCTGAAATCTCTTTTTTCAATGCCTTAACACTCATTTTATTTAATCTTTCTTTATGGGTCATTATACAATTAAGCAAGATAATAATTTAATTAAAAATCAACAGCAACAGAATTAGGGGTTATGGTTACAGTTCTGATGTGATAGACCCAAGTATCTACTAATTTATTAATTACATTATCACCTACAGCAGATCTATATTCTATATTCAATCTAATTTCGTTTGTATTTGCATCGAAACTATGTCCCGACTTTGCTAATTCTCTACCAATACAAAATAATCGAGCATTTTCGCAAAGATTACGTGGGACAATATCTAATCTACCAATTGCTTTCTCAGTTTCATGTAAATGAATACTATCCCATTTCAACTCCTGATTAGCATTAGTAGCTGCCACTCTTTCAACTGAAACTCTACGATTAGGAGTTAATCGGTTCGCAATGTTCCAGATATAGCTACCGCACTGATCTCCTACGGGCATCAAGGTGTTTTCGTAAAGTCTATCAACACTTCTCAAAGGTTCAGATACTATAGACATTGCTCTCTGTTCCGTGCATGGTATCAACAATTCACTTCTTGGTATTCCTGCCTGAAGATTTTGTCTATATAAATTGTAAGAAGGATAATCAAGTCTAATACCTCCTCCGTTTGCTACTTGGTTCATTAATCCTGAGATTGTTTTACCATTAGCTTGAACTACAGAGCAAATCAATTCAACATTTGACATTCTAAAATTACATTTTAAATCATTAGCATCACTCCATACTCTATTTCCTGCTGTGATCGCATTTGCTCCTGCTGTTCCTGGAGCTACAAAATTGTAACGGACACTGGCAGCTCCTCCTCCAGTGACTGTAAGAATTTCTCCAAGAAAAATTGTAATTCCTGTTACATCTTCTGTAGCGTAAAGTTTTTGTCCGACTTGCCAAGCAATATTTTGGAAAGCTGCTTGAGCTTGAACTAAATAGGTGGAAGCTGGAGCGGGATCAATTCCTACTGTATTAATATCAATAAAAGGGATGGCTGCGGCTGCGGCGATTGTAGTTTTATTAACAAATGTAGCTCCATTAGTTCCTGCTGCCATTACTGGTGCTCCAGCAACTGGAAGACCTCTAATTTGAGGAAGACCAATGAAATTATTAGTTCCAAGTCCTCCAGCATTGTAACCTTGTGCTGTAAATGCTCTTAAGCATTTATCTGCTTTGGCTAATTGGATACGGATGCGAATTCCACCTAAAGCGACTACTGGAAGAAGTTTCTGCCCTTGACCTAAAAGTCCAGACATATATAAAGGGATTACACACTCTACAGGAAGGAAAGTTGTGCCATTTACTGGGTCAGCTTTAAAGTATTGTGAAGTAAGTCCAGTTCCTACCATTGGTGAAACACCTTCCATTAAAGTTCTCATATTTTCTAATCCTTGAGTTTTTGAATAATGATAATACATAGCAGTCCAAGTATTGACATCTTCAAGCTGTTCTAAAAGTTGCCCGTTGTTTGAATAAATAGATATTGTTTGAATAATAGCACTACCTCCAGACATAGGATCAGGTTGAGCTAAACAATTAGTTTCTGTAGGATCGACTTCTAAAAGAAATTTTAAATAAGTTCCTTGACTTGTATTTAACATAGGGACTTCTTCAGGGCTAATCACTAGCTCTATAACATCTTGGTCGGTATAAACCGTATTGCGATCGGTTAAGATAGATTTACTTATTGTGGGGACGCTCATTATATATTATTGGTATATAAAATAATTTACGAATTTTAATTTTTAAATTATTTTATTATTTCTTATCATTAAGCTAATTCTGGAGCGGCAACAGAACCCCCAACGTCTAAATTTCCTGGTTGAATTTGAGCTAATGGTGCTTTTCTTAAAGCATCTTCTTTACCTGTATCTATCATGCTTTGAACTGCTCCATAAACTCCAGCACCTACTGAAGCAACTTCTGTGACAGCTCCAATACCTTCCATCAAAGCCCCAAGTGGAGCAAAAATTCCTGAAGCTAAAAGTCCTGCTCCTAGACCTTCAAATATTCCTCCAGTTTCTTCTCCAACTCCATCTTCGATTGCATCGGAAGCTATGGAAGAAATTGGCGGTTCTGATCCTGGCACAGGTGGAGGGGCTTCTGTAGGTTCAATTCCTGCGGTGTTACTTGGTAGGTTATCATCATATTCTCCCGCTCCTGGAGCTTTTGAGGTAGGTCTTGGCGGTTTGTAATCTGGATTTTGCTCTCTATCTACTTCATTATAACCTGATGAATTTTGTCTTACCATCGATGGGCGACTGATACTATCTTGGTCTCCCATTTCAACATCTCCAGGTCTGCTTCTAGGTGCAGGCTCGTCGGGGTCATCATCTACTTCTGGAGCAGGGGGTTTAGCGTTAGGTGTAGCTACACCGTCTCTACCTAAAAATCTTTGAACGGGTTGTGAATTTACATCATCTACTGGAGCGGTTACAGGGTCGGGAGTATTTACAGAAGTAGAAACTCCCCCTCGGGCATCTAAAGGAACACTGGTAGAGGTTACATCTTGTCCGTAAGTGTCAGGTCTAAGTAATGAATTAGAATTAGAAAAATCATCAACTGGAGACATTTCAGTCCCCTCACCTGTTAGACTATCACCATCAGCTCCTTGTAATCTTGGTTGTGTTACCACATTTCTAATAGAATTTGATGCTTGGTCGCTTAATCCTTCTCCTTGAGCCCTTAATGCATCAAATCTATCAGAAACATTTTGAAAACTTGGCACAGCACTTCTCGCTCTAGCTGCTAATCCTTCTGTGCCTCCTTCCAATTGACTTGTAATATTACTTAAAGCATCTGTAGCTGCTCCTTTGGCTCCTTTCAAAGCTGTAAATCCTGCTCTTGCTGTTTTTGATACAGCCTTAAGCCCCTCAATTGCTAATGGAAATTCGAGCCCTAATTTAGCAATTTCACCATATTTTTCAACTTCTGATTGAATACCTGCTAATGCCGTGTTTCTTTGTAAAATCTCATTGTTTCTTAATGTAGAGATAGTATCGTCATAGTGAGACACCTGGTCTTTTATTGCATCTTGAAATCCAGTAATAGACATTTATATTATTATTATATATTTTATTTATTTCTTTTTATATTTTTAATAAATCTTCTCGGTAAAATTTAAAAATGCCTCTGGTGGGTTGCTATCTAATCTAAAGTAAATCCATTGATAAGGTTCCCCCCTTGCTCTATCCATTAATTCTTCAAAGTTCCCGCCGAAACTATCATCTAAATCATATTTTATTGCTTCAAGCTCCTTTTTATTCTTAATCATTCCACTAACTAAAAAGCCTGTAGCATTTGCCCGAATTAAAGGCAATAAATCTAAATACTTTTGTGTAGAATATAAATATAAACATGCGTCACCTTTTCTCACATAATGTCTAAATCTACTTGCTAATCTCAATACAGCTCCTCCTTGTCTTCCGTGTCTATTAAATTCCCCGTAACAATCATCTACTATCAATGCGTAAGAAGTGTCAGCTCCATCAATCTCTTTCTTTTCTTTCTGAGATTTAATTAATCCTTCTATAATACTATCATCATATTTATCATAACAAGTCTCCTTATACTTCTTAGCTGTAAATCTTGAAGTCGAATCATTCCACACTGTTGGGGAGATTACCTGGACTGAAGAAAATAAATCTTCATAAAAGTTAGGATTATGGAGCATATTATTCCATAATGTTCCTTTACCCATTCTAACCCCTCCTACTAGGGCTATTAGTTGCCCTTTATAAATATTTGGTAAGTTTTCGTGGATTTGAGCTTTGTCAGCCATTTCATTTTCTTCGGGGACAACAGGTAATATAGTCAAGTCATTATTCATTTAAAATATAGTGAGATTATAATTTGAGTTTTTTTTCTTCATCTATATTAAATGAATGACTACGAGAATGGTGTTTTAACCGATTTTAAGGTTTATTGTCCCAAATATATTATACAAAAATACAAACACAAGCATCAAAATGAAGAACAGTGGACTAGATTTTACTACTACAAAGATAAGAAAAGATTGAATGTCCCGCCATTAAATATGGATTACGACTACGAAGTTTCTAGTACTTTAGCATATAATAAAAATGTCTTCTATAAAATGACTACTATGTCTAATTCTGATACATTTTTTGATTATTATTTTAAATTGAAATCGGATCTCCCTAAAGTAGTTGTTAAGAGTTCTAATAGAAAATCTCAACGATTAAAATCTTTGAAAGCTCCAGAAGAACCAAGAGAATTAACAGAAGATGGTAAATTCGTTGTTAGATTTCAATAAGGTTATTTTATCAATTATATATTTATATTTAATTAATAAAATGAGATCAGGGGTAGATACTAACAATCGACTTATCTGTTAATTGTTTCTTCTACATTATAAAGCAACTTTTAAATTCCATAGTTCCACCGCGATTGCTTGCTTCTCTTGTGCGATGCATATGCTGATACATTTCCATTCCATCTCATCATTTCAGGGGCTTTAGGTTGAGGTATCGGTTGAGGTTTAGAACGAGGTGGAGTAGGTCTATGTCTTTCATTTATTACTTTATTTGGATGTGGTTGTGTAGATGTTGAGTGTTTTTTTCTTTTTGAATCTTCATACATATTCATGTAGTTTGAAAAAGTGCTGTAATCTAATTTTTCTGCTGGTGTCGGCTTAGGCATTTCAGGCGGTTGGGTTACCGTCGGGTTTTTCTTCGATTTTGCCTTTGCTTGTCTTTTTTCTAATGATTTAGCTCTTCCTTTAGCTAGTGCCGCTAATTGTGCCTCGCTCATCACTTTCTTCTTTCTTTTCTTTTTATCTTTGCCTCTTTTACCTTGACCTGCTGTTTCTAATGGAAGTTCTATTGCTTCATCAATTACTATCTCATCTGCTTTCACTCCTTTCTTTAGTTCTTTACCAAAAACTGTTTTCGAGGTTACGGGCTCAGGTGGCTTAACTTCTATAACATTTTTAATTTCTAATTTAACATTTGGTTCTTCTTTAATCGTTGGATTAATTGCTAAATTTGCTATTTGAGCGAGAGGGTCTGATATTGTTGGTAATCTTGTTTGAGACATTTTATAATATAGACTAATATTTTATTTTTGTATAAAAAAGTTTAGTTTCCTTGTATAGTTAATCCTCTATCAACGTCTCCTCTTCGCGGTGCCTTAATCTTTATAGTTATAGTTGTATTACCCGCACAAATATCAGGTTTTGTTCCTAATTCATTGGTAAGTCTAACTCTTAAACTAGATACCTTAAATGCATGAGGGTTCTTTAATTTAATCCAATTTTCTAGAGGAGAAGAATACCAAGAGCCTCTACAAGCCAATGCCATTCCCGCATCTCCATTTTGCCATCCTATAGAATTACTTTCTCTTAAGGGTGCTTCACCAAATGGGATTACACCTATAATAGCCGCCGAAGTTCCTCCAGAATTTATAGCTAAAGTTCCCGCTGATGCTGTGCCTGTAGAATTTCCAAAAAATCCTGAAATTGGTAAATCTGGTAAGCTTACTACTAATGAATGTGCGATCGGGATTGTCGAGTTAATCGGGATTTCTGCCACAACCCCCGCACTTGCTGGTAACATATTTGTTGCTGTTACCCTCAAGTATGAACTAGAATAACCTAAAGCGTAACCGATATTTGCTTTCTTTATTCCTTGATAATTATCCGAATCAAATTTTTCAGCCAATTGGTCTAAATATGTTAATGGTTGAAATCCAAATGTATATGGCAAAGCAGCGGCTTGATTACCTGCTGACATTAATCCGTCATGTAATCCGTGGTGAATAGCATTCATTACTATATCTAATACACCGTCATCATTCGAAATAGTGCATCCTTGATAAATAGGTAAATGTCGATATAAATCAAATTTATCAGCATCTGCTATAGTAGTGTCGGCGGGGTCTGTAATTTCGCAAATACCCGCTGCTCCTCCATTTGTAGCAGGTATGAACGCCGCTGCTCCACCAATTAAGACATTAGTTGCTGTAGTTACATTTGCTCCATAACCTTCTATACAATAATCTCCTCCACCTGTATTTACTGGTCTCATACCTATTCTGACTGATTCTGCTGAAGCTGGCATAGCAATTTCTCCCCATTTTATTGCTCCAACCATTTGATTAGGAGTTAAAGCATTTGCTGGCGTAATAGGTCTTTTGTATAATCCTACTGTCATCACACCTGTGGCAGGAGCAAAACGATCTATTTGCCACCAACAACAAAAATCAGTATTATTACTTAATCTATTTAAATTAGAATTAATTCCATTTAGCTCATCTCCCTTATTAGGATTAATTAATTCTCCACCTGAAGCTATAATACCGCCCCTTAATCCAACGATAGTTTCTACTTCGGCTACAGCAATATTAAATTGCCAATGCCAACCTCCTCCTGTGATCCCTGTATTTGATGGTAAAGGTGCGAATGTTGCTATTCTTTGACCTGTGTCAGTATTAAATAATGGTTTTGTGTCTACGAAATTTGATAAAGCTTTGGATGTTGATTTACATGATACCCAAGGCTGTCCTGGTAGAAATTCAAGAATAGAACCATCTGAATTTTTTAATAGTTCAGTTACATTATTTCCACCTTTATTCATATTTGTGCCACCTGGGACAAATGCGAAATCCGATACTGTAGAGTTGCCTTCGGATTGTGCCCTGTCGGGAATTCTCTGAGTATTATGGATTTCGAATAAATCTGTCCCTACAGGAACAGTGCAAGCCCAACCTCCAACTAATGGTGAAATCGGTGTGAAAGCAGGGTCATTTAAATAGGCATTAGCTGATGCTGTAATTTCTGCTGTCCCTTTAAACTTCATAGGAAAAATACCTGCTTTATTGTGGAAATTATAAGTATAAGGTGAGTGTGCTGTATAGGTTCTTCCAGCTAAATAAGTTCCACCGTGACCGTATTGAAAATGTAAAGCATTACCTTGATTAGAAAATTGGACTTCTTTTTCTATCATTAATTTTCTGTTGATGTGAGAACCTACTAAGCAAACCTCTGCATTAGCGGGAAATTCAATGTTTTCAGTCATGTAATTTGAAAAATCTTCTGGGTCTGAGCCTTTGGAATTTAAGACAATTAGGGACATTTTATATATTATCTAAATATATTTTTTTTTTCTCATTAATATTTATAAATGCCACATTTTACAAGAGCCTTTAAATTAGCAAACACTAACCAGAAAAAGAAACGGGTCAAACGCCGCCCATTTGATGCTGAAACTCTCAAGCCTATCAAACACGCCAAAGCTGAAGATATCTTTGGTAGTGATTTGAATAATCCATCTAAGAACGATAAGAAATCAAAAAAAAAATCTTAAGCTATATATATGAATGCCACCGCTCTCGACCTTGATAATAGCTTACCAAACCTCAGTGATAATTTACACGGTTACGACTACTCCACCTATATTCTGGGTGCCTTACTTCTTGTATCGGAGATTCTCCCCCTACTAAAGAATAAATCAAATGGATTAGCCCACGCTTGTTTATGCTTAATTAGTGGTTCTAAATGTGTTCTAGGAAAAGTTGAATCTCAAGTTCAAAAATCCATCAATGAAATCGCCGATCCTGTTTAATTTTAAAATCATTTTTATACAAGTAGCTTTATTTGTATAAAAAATCTTATCATTTGTAAGAAAAATATCGAAAAAACCGAAAAAACCGAAAAAACCGATGATCTGAAATAAAATATTTTGTTTGAGATTGCTTTTTTTTTTTGAAATTTTGTTGTAATATGAGATTCTTTTTTAAAATAGTTGTGTTTTTTGTGTTTTTTGTGTTTTTCGGAATTTAATCTTTATATTTATAGTCTAATTCATCTTCATCTTCAGATTCAAGCATCTGCATCGCATCCTGTAGATTGACTATACAATTGATATAAGCTCCCTTCTTGAAGGTGCCATTGCTCCTGTTTCCTGTGTTCTTGTCACAATCATAGATGTAACCTCTTTTCTTGAATTCATGATTGATTGTAGTCCAATCGAGTTTCTTGTCACATGAACCGAAATAACAACCAACGGCTTTCTTGACATCTTTTTTATATGCTGTTTGAGCCTCTTCCATTATGACACAATTATCAAAGAAATCAGTGAATTTCGACCCTTCTTTCATAGTTCCCTCGAAAGCTTCGGATAAATACTTTGGCATTTCAAGAGCACCTCCTTTCGCAGAGAGTGCTTCTGCTTCTGGTCTATAGTAATGAAACAATGCGAGAGCCCATTCTGAATTTTTAAATTTTGTTTTGCTGCCTGTTCCATCAGACCTATAATGATGTTTTGCTTCATCTACTTCATATGTTTGATCTGAAAATGCTTTACCTTTTGGTCTGAATTCACTCTTGAATTCTTGAGCTAAACCTCTACGATTAGCAGCGGGATCATACTCTAAATCTGGAGCTTTATTTGTCGATGCCTCAATATTAAATATGATTGGCATTGTAACCGAACCTTTGTAAAGAGGCACAACATCCATCTCACTGGCTCCAACAACTTCTTTGAAGAGTTCAATATCTATGTTTCCGCTCCATTCCTCCATAAAAATCAATCTCGTTGCCTTTTCAAAATACTTTGGAAATTGTTTCGAAAGAGCTCTATCATTATTCTTGTCAAAGAGGTTCTTTGCTGGTTTATCACAATATATTTTAAAGGCAAATTGAAAGGTCTCTGCCGAATAGGATTTACCATTTCCGCCTATCCCTAGATTAAGCATGAAGTTCTCTGTCGGCATACCTAACATACAGGAAGCTCGCCATTTCTTGTGTGCTTCAAGGCACTCCCCTTGTAATATCCGTTGAAAATCTCTTTTTACAATATCTATCTTCTTTTGAAGTTCCTCATCAATATCCCTGTAATCATATGGGAGACATTCTGAAATATGCATCTCTCTTGTTCTGGGTTCTAATTTACCCGTTACAAAATTGTAAGCTCCATTCTTAAATTGAAACAAGAATTTGGTCTCAGGTTCTTGATTGAAATTGACTTGAATGGGAGGCTTTTCATTAATAATATTATCAAGGGTATTAGCCCCTATTGCTTGCTGACTTGATCTCGTTGAGAATAATTGTTTTAGTTCTTTCGGATGATCCTCTTCTTCTGGATATAATTCGTGAAACTTATTTATGTAAATTTTTTTAACTTCATCTATCCTTCTCAAAATGCGACGAATGACACATTTATCCTTTTTGAGTGGCGTCCATAATTTTGTTGTTTCTTGCCAGAAATATAGTCCCTCATCCTTTTCATCTGGAGTTATGATGAAATCATTTTTTGTAATCTTTGTCATGACTTCTGCTGCCGCTACTTGAGTAAATTCCAGTTCTTGTAAATGAAACTCTATCTTAGGCTTACGATTTAATTTATTCCAATGTCCCACATATTTCTTGTCTGTTTTTTCATTTGAAGATTTCCAGATTTTTCTGACCCAACCTTCATCACCATCGTGGTGCTTACCTTGCTTCAAAATATCAAGCATTAAATCATAGACACTCTCATCGGCTGAATTGTGACATGCATGTATAACTCCAGTTGTTTTACCAATCTCATCATCAGGATTACAATTTATACAATAATTACATAAATTGTCCTGTAAATGTTTATATTTTGAAGCAACTGTCATTAATTTTAATTCTGTTTTCTTTGAATTCTTTTCTTTTTTTTGTTGTGTTTTTTGTGTTTTCTGTGTTTTTTGTGTCAGAACTTCCTGGATGTCTATAAGGTCTTTTGTAATTTTAACGGCTCTCTCAACTCGAGATAAATAGGCATCAAAGTGAGACCAAGCCCATTGACCGTTCAAAAGTTCAATGCCTTTCTTTCCATCGTTTGTAACCCCATATTTTTCAGGAAATTCAATCCTGTCTCCTTTTCCTGTCATTTCAGGAAGCTCACATATTAAATGGCGTCCAAAGCTTTTCGTTGTGCTTCTTTTATATGGCAGCAGGTCTTTCAATAATTTGATCGGATTTGTCTTGCCTTCAACTTCTGGAAGAACTTCACAATCAATATCAATAGCTTTATATATCCCTCCTGTATCCCAAGCAAAGTGATTGTAACCTTTTGGGTTACCGTTATTATATTCTTCCCATCTCTTCTTAATCTTCGCATGTCCGTCTTCTTCATCTTTGAACCAATTCATTTTACTTCCACATTTCAATAATTTCAACATTTTCGGATTGCCATCGCTTAATATAACGGGTTTCTTCGTTATTTTGTTACATTTCTGCTTGAACTCAAGTTTTATAGGCATTGTTTGTATGCCATTCATTTTACAAAATTCAAGCATTTTCATTTTCTTTTTTTTACTCATTTTATTATATATACTCATTTAAATTTATCTTTATATTGCTTCAATTTAATAAAGAATTATAATCAAATTTTTCTTAATTATATTAATTAAAAATATTAATTAAAATAATTATTTTCTTTTCATCAGGTTCATACCTAGAACTAGTTGCTTGTGAATTTTGGGTGTCATTTTAATGGTGTTGCCTTGAAATTTGAATGACTTACCATCTATATGTTTATTAAGCTTCCTCATTATAGGTATAGAGAAGGTGTAACTCTCTGGAACTTTCAAAGACTTATGGAGCCCACCTTTCATAAACTTGACAGTCTCACCACCTAATTTCGCAGATGTCTTTTCAAGTTTGATTACTGGCTTCTTGAAAGGTGCTCTTTTCTTCTTCACATCTTTACCAGCTTCGTGAAAGTCTTTGTTACCGCGTTTGGTAGTGTAATTGAGGTCGCCTGGTCTTGTTTTGCTTTTCGATCCCTTAATTGCTCTTTTCTTCTTCACCATTTATATTATTAACTAAGATTTTATTTTTAATAAATTTGGTGTGCTTTAAACTTCTCTTGTGTCTGGCGTGGTGATTGTGGCTCCACGTTCCCCCGCATTCACACTCGTGGATAACTTGCCCCTTAATCTTAGCTCTATCTCGTCTTGCTAAATACTTGCCGAAATTAGGCACAGCATCGTATTGATTTAATTCTCCTAATGTGGCAATCCATTCAGATTCTTTCTTTTTAATATTTTCACTTTCTATAACACTATGTAAAAGGCTCAACTTCATGTCTTTCTGTTCTAATCCACATTCTCTAAAATGTGTATAGACAGGTGAATAAAAAGATTTTCTATTAGGATTGACAAATTCAGATCTGTGTTCGTTGGCTCTCATCGGAAGTTTTCTACGGGTAGAACCCACATAGCATTTTCCACATTTACATTCAATTGAATAAACACTCATATATATATTATTGCTACATTTTTAAATACTTAAATAGACGTAAGTTAATGATTGTAATAAACCAGAGAAAATCTGTCATAATTCATTGCTCTTTTCGGTTCAACCCAATGTAAAATCTCAGAACCGTTGAATTTTAACGGCTCTTTTCTCGCATCATATTTTTCTATCAGTTTTGTTTCATTGTTTAATAAGCAAGTATTACCACCCTTATATTTCCCGAAAGCAATCAGAACACTTTCTCCACAATTTTTTGAATCGAAATGAGGCGGACAAGGGAAGTTTTTATTGATTGTCACCTGATTGTATTCAAAATCCTTAAAGTGTAGTTGTTGAAATTGTCTCAGAATTCCTCCCAGTTCTGGATTGTCTCTTTTGAAATTTGTATTGTATTTTCCTTTACTATGCTTTTGTCTCATAATCTTTGTGCCGTCTGGCTTTGTTGTCAAGTAACCTTTCCAAGTAGTCCCATACAGAACAGAACCATTACCTGGCTTTACATACAACATCTTCGACCTTGTTGAGCCAACATAATATTCATATTTTTCCAGAATAGATTGCATGTATTCACAGTCTTTTTTCCAGTTTCCTGTAAAGTCTTTTTTCTTGGGCTTCTTGTCCTTAAGTTTTACTTCTGGATGCCCGCTCTTCTTCTTTAAATAGAGCTTACAATAATCAGGAAATAATTCAATCAACTTATGGGCGGACTTAAGGGCTTCTGCTTTTCTGTCTTTTCCTTCAGCTTGCATTCCGCCTTTATTCTTATAGTATTTTGTCTTGTAACAAACATTATTATAGCGAATAACTTTCCCGTCTGAAGAGTAATTTCTTAGTGTTCTTTCAAAATCTTCTTTCTCGTCCATAATTAATGTGAGTGCTTGACTGTTAATTTTTCCCCAGAAACAACCAACAATTGGACGTAAATCTGTTGTAACCCTATCTCTCATAAAGTAAGCATTATGAACGGGATAAACCCCCCACAATCGGCATTTTTCTTCTTTACATCTGTGAAAGGCATTCTGGCAAAATAAAGTTAAATCTGTAACGGGTCTTAACTTTTCTTCATGAAGTTCTTCAATTTTCTCGACATCATCGTCTAAGCATACAAGTTCATCTCCCTCCTCGAAAAAATGTGTAATGAAATTTCTTTGATTTTTCAATCCAAGAACCCCTATAATAAGATGCCCGTAAAGTTCGGCATCAACATTCTTTTGATAATCAAACCATTCTTGTTGATCTGCGACAAATACCCATATATCTTTTGCCTCAACCTTTCCTTCTTTTAAAGTCTTTAGTGTTTTTAATCCGATACTCTCAGATCTTTTATATGTTGGAATTACAAACTTCATCTTTATAATAGGTCTAGATTTTCTTTTTACACATTCGTAGCAACTCAACATTTAATTCAATAAAAATAAAGTTTTATTGAATTAAATTCTTTTCAATTTTATATCAAATTTTTTTTAATCTTT